TTGGTAGGAATTGAATGGGTTGATTAAGGGTACCCATTCTATTATGCTCTACCTTAGCACCATTCTTTAGCTGTAACGCGTTATATATCTGCATATCACTTTAAGTTTCGAAACGCTTGACGCGGTAATTTCATGTTTTTAAATGCCGTGTTTCCACCTAAATGACGGAATGGGCTCGTATTTAATTTACTAAAAATATTGTTAGATTGCAACGCTTTAGGTCCATCAATGTGTTCAGTTCGCTTACTATAACCTCTATTAGCTTGTTGAACTTTTGCAAAAGCAACAAGTGCACAAAACGTAACTAAGCGGTCAACGTTTAGACCATCATGATATGCCATCATTTCTTTTAATAGCATTATGTCAGGAATGCGTTCAACTCCATACACAGTTTTGACAATTGTACCATCTTCTTTTGTGACCACATCCAACTCTTCCTGAAGGAATTGTATTCCATAGCTGAGCATGTGAGCTTTAAAAAGGGTTCCTGTATTTTTCCACCCATAGTCTTGATATACGCTTGCATTTGCTCCTAGTTCTTTTAAAAATAGTATTTGACTTCTTGGTACAAGATACTTTTGTTTTTTACGACTAATCATGTACTGTATAAATAAACTAATGTTATTTTCAACAATAGTCCAAGCTTTATACCATTCAATAATTAATTCTAATTGCTCGTGAGTTTTCTTAAGGTCGTCGTATCTACCACACCACGAAGCTACAATTTGATCTCTCTCAATGTAATTTTCTACTTCATCATCTTTAATTTTAGTAACCTCTACAGGATTTCTATAAACTATAATTGAACACAATGAATCAGACGTTGTAGTCTTACCTTCTGAAACGGGGTCAATAGATGCATAATAAGTTCCAAACTCTATATTCTTTTTAGGGCGCTCATAGACAACTAAACACCCTGTCTTATCCTCAGTACGTTTAGATATTGGAAACTCTTGTATTGGTAGTTTATTTGTATCCTTTACTGCCGGATTACCTTCGGCATCTCTGTAGATTTCTAAATACTCGTAAGGATACGTTTTATCTTCTATTCTTCTAATTTGAGCTGATACGAGTTCCAGAGGAAACACAGATTCCTTTCTAAATGCAAAAGCCTCTTCAATGTTTCTAGGATGCTGAGAAATTCTTAATTGGTACTGACTAGGTGATAGATCTCTTTTCCATTTAATAAATTGCTCTTCTAAAGCCTTTAGAGATTCTTCTACCTGAGAGTTACCATATTTATCAATATATGGAGGCATTGACCATTGCTCCGGTATGAATAATCCAGACTTTCCTACTGTGCCTTTTGAATCTATTAAATTTGTATCAACACCGTATATATCATTTGCTTCAGGATTTAGTGTCATATCCTTTAAAGGTCCACACTGATCTAAATCACCTACTGAACCGGCAGCAATAAATAAACCTGTAGTAATAAATCCAGATTTCATAGCAGGTCTGATATACTCATAGGTTTTATCCATTTTTGGAGCAATCCCTGCTTCCTCATGAAAGAATATCCTACAAGGACCACCTACACCATTGGTTGGATCTTTTTCAAAAGACATACCTTGTATTACTCCTTTTCCGCCTATTTCTGTCTTACGTTTATCTCTACCTTGAATTACCTCAATTTTCTGTTGCCACATCATTGCTTTTTTAGGGTTCATAGGTCTATACCAGGCGGTATGCTTATTCAGGAAGGCTTCGTACTCATTTAAAAATTTCCAAGTACCCTTTTCATTTATATAGTCCTTAAGGCTAGCGCCCATTTTGAGTGTAACACCTTCTTCAAACCAGATTTGATTTATAAACTTTCCAGCATGGTAATAAGACGATGCGATTTGACGTTTTTTAAGAATAGATACATGCATAAAATGAAGCTCTGCTAATTCTTCATATAGCGCCATATGATACTGTGCATCTCGTATATCCGGAAAACCAAATTTTTTGATTTCCTTATTGAAGATTGGTAAAAAGTTTAGCCACATATAGTAGTCTCTGGTCATATACCAATGACTACTACCACTTATAACGATTAAGCCATATCTACATTTAGCTTTTTGGTCTTCCCAATAACTTATGAAGTCTTTTGTATTTTCTGGATATATACAGTAAAACCCCTGCTTATTAAAAGCAAGG